TAAAGCGCGGCGCGATAAATTCCCCCACAAATGCGAGATAAATAGACTTCCTTGTCATTTCACCTATTGAAACCTCATTACAATTTAAGCGTCCTTCATTGACTGAGCGGTGAAGCTCGGTTCAAAGGTCACTAGACTTTCATCTTGTGCGATTTTAACGACGCTGCCGCTCATCAAATCATTAAGCACTTGTCTAAATAACAGCAAACCCATCGGTGCAAGTTCTCGTCGCCACAAACTATCGGGCGTATCATCGGGACGAATCCAGCACCACGCTTGTGCCGCTATCTCACCGCCATCCGCTTTGTCGTTTAGCCAGTAAACTGTCCCACCTGTTAATTTATCTCCCATGTGGATTGCCCAGCGAACGGCATCTCGACCGCGATGCCGAGGTAAAAGGCTAGGGTGATAACCGATTGCGCCCAGCGTTGCTTTGCTTCTTGCCGCGCTTGTAATGAAACAATGAGCGTGAGCGCAAATCAGCAAGTCAACTCCGTCGGGAACGTCTTCAGCCGTCAGTTTTTTAGGCGCACAAGTAATCGGGATGCGGTGCACACCTGCTTGTATGGCCAGTCTATCGTCCAATGAAGGCACAGCAACTGCAATGATTTGCAAGCTTAAAGACTGGCACAATCTAAACACTTCAGCCGCTAACCATTTCTGCCCAACAATCATCACGTTTTTTATCATGGCGATTGAGCCTCACCTAAATAGCGAAAGCCTTGTACTGCGCGAAAATGGCCGCCATAACCTGCACTGGCGGTTGGTTTTTGCTTTAGGCTAGAGCTTTTACTAATAGACTTTATTGACCGCGCTTTATTGCCGCCACACAAACTTGCGCTCACCTGAGTCCATTTCTTGCTTCGTCGTAACGCCATCGCCAAGCCAGGGTGTGAAGTGTGAAACAACGTCGGCATGGGTTTATGGTAGCGATTTTCTCCCTGTCGCCATTGTTGAGCAATGGCATCTAAGAAGCGTAAACCGACACCAGCCCCTTGCCACTCAGGCATGATGACCAAGCGACAAGCGCGTGCTTCAACTAAACCCGCTCGTGTTGAAAAGGCCGCGTGCGCCACCAGTTCGCCGTTGATGACCCCGACATAACAGTTGGCGGCGATCATGTGCGGTAACTTTAGATAATGATGCGGCTCAAACAGCGGCCAATAACGCCAGTTTGTTTCCCAGATTTCCAGTTCAAGAGGTGGTCTTTGCCTAAGCCAGCTCCCAGTAAACGAGCCGTCACTCATGTCTAAAACCCAGTCAGGCTCAAGCCAATCTAAGACATCGTAATGACAGGTCAACAAGACTGCTTGGCTACCTGTTCGCCGCCATGCCTTCTGAAACGCACCTGCGCCCACTTTGGCAATTTGTCTATCGATCACCGAGCTAAACTCATCAATCACCACTTTTTTAGGAGCTTCACAGACAATCTTGGCAAGGTCAGCGCGAAACTGCTCACCGTTCGATAAGTGCTGATACGAGCGTAGCCACGTCGGCACAGAGCCTAAACCAACAGCAGCCAATGCACCTGTGACAGCGTTAAAATTATCGTGTGGGGTGATAGCATCAATGATAGGCGTGTTTTGTGGCCACTTTGGTTGATAAGGTTTGGTGTCTGGCCACAATAAGCGGCCAACACTGCTTTTACCTGAACCTGACGCACCAACCACCACGCCAATTTTCCAGTCTTTGCCTTCAATCGGTAAATCCACTTCCTTGTGAAAGGCAGCATTTTCAACATTAAACAGGCTTTTCACGCGGGCAGTGCGGTATGAGGTGTATTCAGAGCAAGGGTAATTCACGGTGATTTTCATACGGAAACCACCTTGATTTTATGACCTTGTTCTAACAGTGTTTGATAGACAGATTGTTGATGTTGTTCGTCTCGGCAAAGAACAATCACACCGTATTGTTCTTTGTAGACAAACCCATTTTTACCCAATAAGGGTTTTGTTGTTGCTTCCTGTTGAGACATCTACTTGCTCATTAGCGTTAAGATGCTCTAGGCATTCAGGTGGGGAACTCAGGGTTCTCAGGTGATTTATCTCGCCACAGCGCGAGCATTTGATTGATAAGTGTGCAACTGAAACATTATCGGCCAGTTTTCGACGGCATTTTGTACAACGAAATTCCATAGTTAGTTTTGCTTAAAATAAGTTGTGCTAGACTCCATGTGCCTGTCGACGGGCGGGAGAGTCTTGGCGATTATTCACAGTGCTATTCTGTGGATGATTGCGGCTCGTTAGCTGCTTGTAACAGCTAACGGGTCGCTCTCTTCTTGATGCCGCTAGTTAATCTTATTTGTTGATCTTGGTTAAGGAGGAAGTCATTCCTCACGCTGTACGCCGCCATTTAGCTGTGACGACGAAGGGCTGCAAAATACTAAAAGGTTGTGCGACACCGTCAAGTCCACCTGCTGAATCAGTAAAAGCCTCGTCATCAATACTAAAGATAGAGCTGCCAGTCCCTCTATCTGTTTGTACCTGTTTTAAAGGTACGCCGCCGTGAACGTGTGGCGGCATTTGTTCCTCGTCAAGGGATTGTGTTTTTGAGCCACCCGTATCACCAATCACACCAAAATCATCATCATCATCTAACTGGCCAACAGTCGTTTGTCCTTCCGCAAAACGCACCCATGTTGACCACGGCCATGTTGTATTCGGGTCTTCATCTGTCGCGAATTCAACGACCATGCCCACACGCCACGTCGCATCTACTGACAAACGCCGAATAGCGAGCAGTAATTGGTTATTAGAACCTTTGACTAAGGCACTACCAGTTGCTTCGATGGTGTTGCAAATTTCTTCTTGTATAGCGTTAAGTGCGTCGGGGGTTAAACTGGTTGGCTCAACGCCAAATAAATCCGTATTAAGATGGTAGCCTGTTTTGCCAACACCGTTGGCGTTGGGACGAGCGTTAGCCGAATCGATACGATGCATCATGATGCTCCATAGTGAAAAATGAAAAGGGCGTATGCTGGCTCAAGTTTGTTAAATACACACTCAAGCAGCGGTTCTTCAATAACGGCGATAGGTGCTGTACATAAGCTAATGCAATTTGCTAGTGTTATTGAACGTTCGTAGGACGTAAAAACATCTAAAACAAAGCGGTGAGCTTCGCCGTTTAGTAGTGTGTTACATGGGGAAATACAGTCGGCGGGTTGACGTTTTTTTACGCTTGTACCAGTAAAACCAATACTAGCCGCGATGGATTCTAATAAGGCAATAGTCAGTGGTAAGCGAGAGACACGTTTAGCGTAAAGTGCGCCTAAACGCTCATTTGTTGTAGTCGCAGGCGTGCCGTCACACGAGTCTGGCAAACCATAAGCAGCCTCCCATTCTGGCAATAGCTCAGTCACGCTCGCGGGATCAATCGCTTTTAGTACACGGCTTGCGCTGTCTTGGATATCATCAAACACGACAGCGGTTGCCGTTAACTCAACTTTCAAATGTTCGCCATTCGGGTTGTAACTGGCTGGTGGTAAGAGCTGCTGTAAAATAGCCAAATGGCGTGGAATAGTCATAAAGGGATAATCTCAACACTACCCAGACGACACCATTCTGTTGTAAACAAATTAACGGCTGGCTGAACATTATAAATAGGGGTATCGACTCTTACGTCAACAACGCCATCTAGACCAAGAATAAGTGCCTCAATTTGACGAATAATAACTTTGTCAGCAGGGTTAAGCGTCGCAAAGTAATCGGCTAATAAGCCCTCAATGATGGGTGTAATGACTGCTAGAGTGACCCCTAACAATTCAACCGATATACCAAAGTCACAAAATATAAAAACGGGTGCATAGGCAATACAATCCGCAGGCTCTGATTGTTGAGCGTTGATAGCTGCTTGTACTTCAGCAATCAGGGTGGGGCTGGGTAAGCCTGTAGCCGTACCAATACATAAATCAACCGTACCTAAGCCACGTCTACGAGAGTAAACATAAACACTCGACACCCCAGAAACCGCACTTGCCCAACGAATATAATCCGCTTTTGTGCCATTGCCTTCGGGGTTTTGTAGAGCGAAAAGAATCCGTGTGCGCAGGTCATTATCGCTTTCTTCTTCTGCGCCACCTGACATTACCAAAGCTAATGCTTGACTTTGAATGCCTGAAGGCGCGGAGGCTAAAGTCACGGGCGTATTTTCGGTCAAGTTACCTGTCGTGCCTGTGGTTGTAGCAACCGCATTGACGGTCGTAAAACCTGTGCCATCTATCGTGCCGAGTGAGGTGGTGAGCCATGTATAGCCGTTTCTAACAATCCCTGAATCGATAGATAATTCTGCACCTTCAGTGCCCGATATTTGAATAGAACCCGTCGCGGCAACCGCTTGTTTACGACTTAAACCTGCTTTTTCAGCGTGATAATCTAAGAACTCTTTTTCGGCGGTTTGAGGAAATAACTGACGTAAAACCCATTGTTGATGTTGATACGCTCCCTCAGCAACAGCGGCTACACCATGAGCGCGAATGACTTCATCATCGTCATCTTGAAGTGACAGTGTGGGATTTAAGCCCGCTAGTTCTTGCTTTTGCTTATCCACCAATGCGGCTAAGTCAGGCGTGGGGAATGGCATATTTTAGCCTCCTACGTTGATAAAATGCTGAAACCGCACGACATTACCTTGCAGCGTTTCAATGACGGCATGAAGTTCTAACCGCCCCCTGATTGGATTAAACGCTTCAACATCAAGTGACTTAATGCGTCTAGCAGAAAGCAAAGGGGCAAGGGCATCTTTAGCAAATTGAATAGCCAGCGATTTCACTCTCGGCACATCTTTTTCACGCTTTAATTCGTGAAAGCGACTACCTAATGTTTTGTCTGCCCAATAGCCACCTAATGGCGTGGTGAATCGCACATAAACGGCATTGGCTAAACCGTCACGCGGATCAGGTTTAGCTGTACCGTTCACTAGAACATAGTCGCCTGTTTTGGGGTTTAGGTAGCTCATGGTCAGAACCTTAAAAAGAGATACACAATGTTGTAAAGTCGAAGCCCAATGCGCCTAATGTGTCTTGCACAAAATCGACAATAATGGCTAACGGCACAGTCAAGAAATCGCCATATAAAATAGACAAACCTTCCTGAAACTCCATTTCAAAACTACTAAAGTTAGGAATAAGTGGGCTTGGTATAACTAATGGTGGGAATCCGCCAAACGACAACGCGCCAAAAATATCATCCACACTTATGCCCGATTGAATCAGCTCGCTTAGGCTATTAAATTGAGGAAATGCCGCTAATAGCGCGTCAGTAATGTCAGATAGGGTGGGGATGGTGGGTATTGTGGGTAAACCTGCGACTTCTAAAATGTCCGTGACACTGCTAATGAGAGTCGTGATGACATTTAATATGGCCACATAATAACCACGCACAATCATCTTGACGACATTAACGGCCTCAATCGCGGGTGCTGAAAAACTACCAAACATCGGATTAGGGACGAACGGAAAAGCACTTAGACCATGTTCGTCAATAGCCACCTCAATCGCGTCATAAATCTGATTGGGATTGCAGGCTAATAAGTCAATCAACGTTAAATCGGTGTGTGGGATTTTTGGTAAAAAGTCTTCTAGTGCACCGCCCAAAAATGACACCAATGGCTGTATTAACGCCATCAACGTTGTTTGTAATTGAAAGTTTTGCAGCTCTTGGACTAGCTGCACAATTTCTAAATTGGTGTTACTAAAGCCCGAATAAATAGGCTCTTTCAATGACGGCAGTGTAGGAATAGTAATCGCTATTGGCGGAAAAGTGAGATGCGATACCACTGGGTCGTACAAAGATTGAAACGTTGGCAAGGGGCTGGGTGCACACAGGTTTATCATGTATTAGCTCCCATTCATGCTAATGAGTGGGGCAACCAGTCTAATTTTTTCACTTGCGTTGATCGTGACAATCGTCGCGTTATTGACGGTCACCGCTTGGTTTTTAGCTTCAACAACGATGCCACCATCTTTTTTTAATAAGATATATTTACCCTGTGCGTCATAAATAGCCGTCTCGCCTTTGACTAACCCTTTAAAACGATACTGGCCGTTCTCACTGGCGATAATGATGCTTAGTCCGCTACGCCCCAAAATTGGCAACACGATGACCTCAGAATCTGCTGGAATAGCGGAGGTAAAGCCGAAGTGCTGAAAGATCTCCACCTTGTTAATCGGCTTACCTGCGATGCCATTTAATTGAGCTAAAGCCACTCGGCCACTAGTATCAATTAGCGTTAATACGCCCCGAAAAGCTGGACGTATTTGCCGCATAGCTTTATCAATATGCCTTTTAATTTCGTTAATCATTTAATCACCACGTCTTCAAAAGGCGCGGCTTTTTTACCTTTGCGCTTCCTGTTCTTGGATTTGTAAGGGGCAATTTGCCAAATGCCATCTTGTTTAAGACGCAGCTCGGTGGTCTTACCACCTGTGCGGCTTTGCTTAAACTTGCGACCAATAATAAAGAAAGTAGCGTTTACGCCATGCGGTTCAGAAAATAGCGTGATACGTTGACGTGGCTGCCACGGAGAGCCTGTTTCGTTGTAGTGACCTGTGGCAACAGCAGTAAAGTTGTAGCTATTAAGCTGTCCGTCCACCATTGTTTTCTTCGCTTTGGCACGCGCAGCGGCTATGTTTTCACAATCACCGCTGGTGATGATTTTCGGGCGATAAATCGCCAAACCTTCATCTTTAACCGTGGCACTAATGTCATGTTTGCCACTTTCTAACTGATTGCCTGAGCTTTGGGCTAATACGGTTATGTCGCTATAACGCTCATTTAAGCTACGGTTACGAGTCAATGACTCCAAATTATTACCCACACCATCACGGCGCAGAACCAAATGCGCCACGATGGCGGTTTTGGGATTAGGTTCACCAATCGTTAATGTGCCGTCAGCAGCAAACCATTGCCATAAACCATTAGCCTCGGCGGCTTTACTAATGACTTCCCAGACAGTTTCGCCGACATCGACCGTGACTTTTTCACGAATAGCTGTACTGGCGGCCTCTATGCTGTGGTTGATATTAAACGGCTTTAAAAACTGATTTAAAATTTGTTTGAGGTCTAGCTGTTGAGCGTCAAAAACAGGTGCAGAGCAATCTAATAATTGACCAGCCAAGTCACGACCTGACAGAGTGATTGTGTGTTGACCTTTGCCAATCGGTTCGTTAATGTCATCAATTACGCCTTTTAAAATGACTTCGCCATCGAGCGTGACGTTGATTTTTTTACCAATATCGACATATTCGGGCAGCACTAAATGAGCTGGCGCAAGGTCAAATTGCCACGCATCGGCGGCAATCATTAAGTCGCTGTCAATTTCATAACTCTGCCAGTTTGTGTGAACTTTGCCACCAATGTTCAAGGCAAGCGTATTAGCTGGCGTAGGCATTTAACACCTCGCCTGAAGCAATAAAATTAGGATGATGAATCTTAGTGTTTAGGCGTAACAGCTCGATAGCCCGCGTGTGGTCGCCGTACCAATCATGGGCTAATAAATGTAACGATGTATCATTTTCGACAATACGCTCAATGAGTGGCGGCTTACGCGCTAATAACACTAAACCTGTTTTTTGCGCGGTGTAGGCGGCTGTTTTTAGCGCGTCTATCACCGCCATATCAGCTTGCGTTAGCGGCGAGTTAAATTGGCGTATAGACACAATGAGCGATTGCGTATCTGCTCGCAGCGTGTTGCATATTTCTTCAATTTCTATTGGCGTTAATGTTGGCTCGGCGATGTCAGCGGCAAATAACTGACTTGCGGATACAAAACCTGCACGCAATACCACACTGTCTAAATGATGTTGTAGGCGTTGATTGTCACGTTGTTGAGTCGTATTTAACGATTGACCATCGTTTGGTAGTCTTAAAATTTTCTTAAATTGACCGCGTAAGCTATGCCATTTGGCGGACATGATGTCAGTGTCAAAAGCGCGCAAGTCGATTAAGTCATCACACAAATTAGCCATTTGTGCAGCAAATTCGTAAGGCGCGTTAACGAGCTTTTCTACTGTTGAAATACTATTTTTTACTAGCTCGCGTAAGGCTTGCAGCATTTTAATCATGAATTTATCAAGACGCAGCGCACGTTGCTTATTAGCAAAAACAGGCGACTGGGTGATTGGTTTAAGCTCGGCGGCCAGTTGTTCTTGGCTGACTGCTAACAATAATTCGGCTACGTCAGTAAAGTCAAAAACGGATTGTTCTGGAAACGGCACGGCAAACAGTTCGGTAATAATGTCTTGTTCGATAAAAACAATATCAACGCGGGCTGTTTCTACTTCGTCTTCTAAATGTTTAACTTGATAATCTTGGACGGTGACTGTGAGTAAGCCGCGAATCGGGTGCATTAACTCGCCGTCACCCGATTGGCGCAGGGCATTTTCAAAGTTATCTAAACGGCTTTCATAATACTCTCCATAAAAAATAGCGGTAAAGTTAAACGCTTGAGGATCAAAGCCCGTGCCTTCTACGTTGCCACCGTTCGTGTACGGGATGCTATGAGTCACGACCGATTGCTTATTGCTATCGGTAGTCGATAACAGCTCAAAAGGGACACCTCTGAAACTGGCATTTTGTAAGGTTTCGCGCCAAGCCATGATAAAGCCTCATATAGAGGCTGTAGGGTAGGGCGATTGTGGCGAATAAATAAGGAGGAAGGGTTTCCTCAAAACGGCACTTGTGGCCGTTTTGGGCGGTTAATTGCGTCTAGCTTCACGGGTGACTTTTGTTTCGACGGTATTGGTAAGCTGCTGCCCATCAACTTGCAAATTGACTTGTATATTTGTTCTTGCCCAGTCCTCCTTATTTGCTTCGTAGTTCAGGCGGGCATCCATCGCATTCTTTGCGTCCGTAGAGCCAATCTTGCCCATAAACGCAGCCATGATAGAGCCTATTGTGTCGTCTAAACTATCAAATCCGCTATCTTTTGTGACGACATCACGGATGTTTTTTGTTGTTTCGTAGGCGGCATAACCTAATCCGCCGACAGCCATGCCGATTAAACCACCCTTAATCGCATTGCGTGCCAAGAAGCCGCCAGCACCCGCGACTGCACCCATCATAGCTTGCCGACCAAAAGCCATAGAAGCGGCTGTTGCTGCCGCCGCCATAATTAGTAAGGCACTGGTGGTAATTACTAGCGCGTTACCTAAGCCCTCATTTTTTTCAAGTACACCAGCAGATAAAGAAGCTACATTACCTAATACAACGCCAACAGGCGTAAAAACACGATCCGCCGCTGCTTGCCATTCGTTTTTAAAAGCTTGGATTTTAAAATCAGATTCCTGCATATTCGCTTGCGCGTCTTTGGCCGTAGTACCTTTATATTGTGTTTCAACAACACTGGCCTGTCTTAGCCATTCACCTTTCATGCTAACAAGAGCGATCATGCCTTTTAGTGCTTCACGGTCTTGGAAAATGCTACCGACTATACCTCCCTGTAATACAGCAGCGGCTCGCTCGGCTCTATCTTTACGCTCTGAATCAGTTTTTGACGAGGCGATTTCTTTTTGTAATTTTGAATATCTTGGGTCTTTTTGAAGCTGTTTTTCGATTAGCTCCGTGTAGGCTATCATCGGATTTTTGCCAGATTGCTGAACATTGGCTAACCAACCGCGTAAATCAACCCCCATTTTTTTAAAGTCGCTGGCGGTATCTTGGCCGTTTAACTTAAACAATAAGTTTTGAATGTTGTTACCCGCTTCATCGGACGAACCCGCTACTTTCATCGCCATTTGGTTGGCCGATAACAATATAGCAAAATCTCGGTCACCTTTCATGCCAGACAAAGAAGCCGCTCCCATTTGTCTTGGTAGCCACGGGGCCATGTCTTTTAGCTCAAAACCACCTTGCTTACCTGAAAGATTGCCCATATCAATCATTTTTAAGTAATCTTCTTTACTATTGCTATATCCGAATAAGCCACCTTTTGTGCCAATAGCGGCTAAATCTGTTGAGCTAGCTCGTGTTCCCGTGACGGTCATTTGTACTGTGGGCAGTAAATCTTTGGCTTGCGCCGTACTATAAATGCCCGAGGCAATCATATTGTTTAAGGCTTGCGTAGCTTGGTCGCGACTGCCCCCACCTTGACGAATAGCGGAGAGTGTCGCGTTGGATAACTCGTGCTTACCCGCAATACGGCCTTTTAAATCACGATCGTAATATGCCGTATTAGCCATGTTCATTAACTGACTATTGTAGGCAATGCTGTCGTCAACATTGTTTTTAGAAACAAGAAATGCGGCCACACCCGTTGCAGCGGCAACCATTCCCACATTAGTTGCTGTGTTAAGCCCATGATGGGGATTGGCTGGAGAAGGAGGTACAGGCGGTGGATTACCACCACCCGAACCACCCCCATTAGGCGGCAACGGTCTAGGCGGCGGCACTTGGCGCAACCTTTCCAACTCACGGCGCATACGTTCAGCATCACGCGCACCATGTTGTAAACTACGCCCGACCAAATTCACATCACC